AAAGCACCTACAGAGTTCAGGTCACTGGCGACAGCGGTCTTAACATCAATGCTTCTGAAGGTCTTTCTAGTGGTCAGAAATCTACTGTCCTTAGAGCAACTGGAGATAAGCAATGGATTGATACATACGGTATCTTCAAGCGTAACCGCCAAACTGTTGGAGAAAACGTCAACGTTAATAACGGAGACAACTGCATGAGTGCTGGACCCATCACCATTAACAATGGAACTACGGTCACGATTAACAGCGGCGGATACTGGAGTATCGTATAAATACAATTGTTCATCATTATAAGACATGTCTGAACTAAGAGTTGATAGAATCAAACATATTAATGCTGGGGCTTCCACACCCTTCTTGCAGCTAGATTCTAGTGGTAATGTAAACCATACTGGTACTATGACTGTCGGTACTTTAAGAACTGACAATCTCCAGGATTCAAGTGGCACTAACCTCTTAGCTGGTGGAGTTATTCAAGTTGTCCAAAGAGTAAGTCAGTCTTACGGTGAGTTTGGCAATACTGCATACGCTAACAATATCAATAACTTAACTGCTATTGGTGATTGGTATATTGATATTACACAACAGAAAGATAATTCCAGAATTCTTGTTCAGTGGAAGACTAAGATGTATGGACCAAACCAGCAACACCAATATGTTGACTTAAGAAGAAGAATCAACAATGGAGGTTTTACTAGTTTGGTAGCAGAGACTAGAACAGATGGTACCATCGATACCTTTGCTGGTATTCACTGGCAGAATGGTAACGGTGCTTTTGAAGGTGACTATTTTTCATCCTTTATTGATACCCCTAATCAGGGTGCAGGAACAGTTCTTAGATACCAACAATACCTTGGCGGTTGGGCTGGTGGAACTATTGACTTTGGTGGTTGGGATGCAAGTGGCAACCAAAATGCTCGCGGTCTGATTGTTATGACCGCTTGGGAAATCGCAGCGTAATTACTATGGCATACAACGATAGCGGAGAGAAGTATCCATCCTACGGAATGGCTCTCAACAATCTGAGACCTGGAACTAGATGGATTATTTACAACAATGATCTTTCCACATTAGAGTGGCAGGACGAAGGTGGTCCTCCAACTACAGCGGAGATCAATCAGGAACTCAATAGACTTAAGTCTGATTATGCTGCTAGAAACTATTCTAGAATGAGAGCAGATGAGTATCCCGAGATCCACGTCCAGCTCGATATGATCTATCATGATATCGATAACTGGAGGGCGGAAATAAATAAAATTAAGGAAAAATATCCAAAACCAGAGGCATAATAAATGTCACAAGTAACAACCACTACTGTCCAGACTAACACTGTGACTTCTTCGGGGGGAACAGTTTCCATCCCCAAGAATGTGGATGTTACTGGAAATATTAATTTTACAGGAAATCTGTTGCAGAATGGAGTCCTGTTTGAGACTCTTCCAACACAAAGTCCTGATACTGCTGGTGCTATTCTGATGTCAGATGGTACCAATGCTTTTTGGTCTGGAGCAGTCTCAGCGGAAGCTGCTGGAACATTTTCTCCTCGTGGTGGATCTGGAAATAATCCATTCGGCATTTATCAAGCTACACCAACAACGACTACTGGAGCAGGATCTCAAAATCCAGTAATTAGTTCTTCGTACTATCTACCATATACTGGAACTCAAGATTGGATTGACGAAAATGGAAACTCGGTAACTTACACTATTGGTTCTAGTTTTAGATATAGAAGTCTATTCACCCATGGATTCTTGATTGGTGGATATCGTGGATCTAATCCATGGAGAACTGTTAACCAAACTTACCACGCTACAGATATTACAATTTCTCGTGGAGACCAACTTGATAGAGCAGCATCTTACGTAGACGGAAACTTCGGAGATTTTAACGGATATATTTACGGTACAGAAAACTCCTACGGTGGTAGTGGTGGATCTGTATCTAGTATCAATTTACATACAGGAACCAATAGAACCTTTGGTCCAAACGGTACTCCTGGTCATGGTGATGGATATAATACAACGCCAGACAGCATTGGTGCTTCTATGGATACTTGGGATGGCACTGATGACCCAGGGTCCGTTTCTGCTCAAATGCAACAGATTGGATACACTGGAGGTGGTGGTCCAGGATCATTCCAAAGATTAAACTTCATCTCTGAAATGTCCACTCGTCTTGGTGGTGGATTCACTAATGGCAACGCAACTGGTTGTCAAGGAGAAACTAGAGGATATATTTTTGGAGATAACTCCAACGCTAAGTATATCACATTTACAAACGAATCTGTTTCCAATTACAGTTTGGCGAACTGGGGATCTAATGATGGTTGGAAGAAGAACCTCTCTACAAAGTGGGGTCATTGTTACCACGGTGCTGCTGCAAACGTAACTTTGCCCTGGATTAAATTTAACGATCTCACTGCAACCACTATTGGAAGTCAGTTCAACCAAGGTGATATTGCTGGTGGTGAAGAGAATATGGAAATGGGTCAAGACTGGGGTTATCAAATGGGTAACTATGGTGGTGGTCCTGGTAACTATCAGAACAATAGAACTTGGAAGAGATTCTATTCAAACGATAGTGATGTAGTTCTTGGATTTAAAGCAGAACCAAAGGGTCACCAGGGACAGTCTTCTGGTGCTTGCGTAACAGGAGCATTTGCAGTAACAGGATTGAGGTATCAGTAATGTCAAACCACACTGGAAAAAGCACTAAGATGATGTTTGGGCAACCTGATGGTGCTTCCAAAGCGGCTGTCGAACAGTTGAAGAGAGAACTTCGTGAGTTAAAAGAAAGAGTTGAGCGTTTAGAAAATGGATCTAACTAATTTCATCGAAGAAAAATCTTTGGATCTTCCCTGGAAGGAGAGAGTTCCATCCGAACTTATTGAGGATGAAGAATTTCTACGTCCAAAATATCAACCACAACATCCCCTTGAACTAGAAATTAAAAAGTTCACCAAAGACAAGGAGATGATCAAGGAGGGTTACATCTACATGATGATTCATGAAGATACCCTAAGACTTGCAGATATCAAACCACACGAAACCACATACAGAACTTTGTGGAACTTCTACAATGTTTCTACCGTTAGAATGAATAAGTTGGTGTTTGAAACTGTCAAACCACTATTCAGAAGATATATTGAACTTGACGAAAAAGAATATAAAAATGGCGTAAGATTCCAAGGTGAAATCAGAACTCACTATAAAGATTATGTGGAATCTATCGATGATGAGACTGGAGAAATTGTTTATACTAAAATAAAGAAAACAACTCCTAAGTCACATATTAAGACTGCAGTTGAGTTCATGAAGAAGCAGGCGATTCTAGTAATTGAACATGAGTTTGATACTAGATTCAAGAACTTTAAAAATTGCTGCGATGTAGAAACTGAGTCTTGGATCTATCAGTTAGAAGAAGCAAGAAAGTACAAAGAAAATCCAGAAGCAAAAACTCCATTCTTGGATATCCTCTGCATGACTAGAGGAATCTCTAAGGACGTTTTAGTTCAAAGAGTCCTCCAGCACCATGATAAATATCTTATAGATTATGCCTCATTATTGGGCAAATATCATGCGATACGATCTCAGTTTAAGAACTGCGATAACATGTGGGATATGAACATCTTGTATGAGGATTACTTGAATGTGGGTATGCCATTGAAGCAGGGAGAAATGCTAGGTCGTATCGATTCTAATGGACAGCGAATCGATGGAGAACTAGCTTATGGCACTTTCGGATTCTGAGAAGTCTTGGATTGAAGTCTCCTACAAATTAGAAGGAGGACAGTCAAGATACCAAAATCAAAATTTCGTGTGTGGATCTCAGATCACACCATTTAAAAGAGTTCAACAAGCTCTTCTTGAACTTCAAATGAGAGATAACACTAGAGTTGAGTTGGAGTACCGACTCAAGAAAAACTCTATTGCTATCAGAAAACTAGAACGTCAATATGAAATTGCAGAAGACGATCTAGACAAAGAAGAGATTTCTATTGAAATAGAGAAAGCAAAATATGATCGTTCTATTTGGGAACAAAAATATGCGATCATGGAAAAAGAAGTTGAGCACTTTGTAAGTGAACTTGAGCAGGATGTTGATCCAGAGAAAGGTATTGATTACTATCTAACTATTAATGAAGAGGAAGATAGGAAATATTGGATCAGTCGAATGGCAAAACAAGCTGCATGTGATATTATTTCATTTGGACATGTAGGAACTGGTAATATGGATTCTATTATGAATATGAATCCAGAAGATCAAGTTCTAGCTTTAGCTGGTGCAGTGCATCACTCCGAACTCATCGATGCTGGTGTAAAGCAAATGAAAGCGCAAATGGCACCAGTGACTCAACCCATCTTAGAGGGAAAAGAAGAATTCTCTCCACCCCAAATTAATGCCTCTGAAATTACTGAACAAGCACCATCGTTACCTGAAGTGAAGTATGACATCCCCAAAGAAAAAATCCGTCTTCAGTCTTCCAATAAATCCGAAGATTGATGCCACGTTTGCTGAAACTGTTTTTATTCCTTGGTTGAATAGGTATAAAGATCTTATTGCAGATCTATATTTTACTTGTAGGATGCCTCCCTTTGAGCAAGATGCTATGGGAGATGTATTCCAAGGTGATCCAGTTCAATTGTTTTATAATGCAAAAGCGATTGCTGATGAAGTTGGTTTGCCCCTTTCTGCCACGTTCAACAATATTTACGTTAGACCAGATTCCGAGAATCTAGATCTTTTCATAAAGAACTTTTCTCAGTTATATGAGATTGGAGTTAGGATAGCAACTATTCCACATACTAGTTGGGTCTCTAGTGGAATCTTACAAAAAGAATTCCCAGAATTAAAAATCAAAAATACAATTCTCAGGAATGTAACCAAAGCAAATGAGATTGTATCTCTTGCTAAAGCAGGATTCCATTATATCAATCTCGATAGAGATTTGATGAGAGACCGTGATGCTTTGCTTAGAATCAAAGACGCTAAAGAGTATTGTGCTTCTATCGGTAAACCTGTAGAACTTTCAATCTTAACCAACGAAGGTTGTTGGGGAGGATGTTCTATGATGGATGAACACTACCATTATAACAATACTCGCACTCAAAACAATCCACAATATTTTATGGACCCCATCAGCACACACTCCTGTGCAAAATGGGATATTGAAGACAACTCACATGCACTCAAAGCAGCAAACCTCCCACCCTGGAAAAAAGATTGGGAAGAGTTTTTAGATCTTGGTATTGATGTATTCAAGATGCATGGCAGAGAAAATGCAATGAAACTTAGAGAGTCAATGAATATCATTGAGCGTTGGTCTATGGACGCAACTCTTCTTACTCCAGATTTCAAAGAATACATTTCCGATCTCTCCATGGATCAGAAACCTGTCGATCTCTGGAGGGAGAAGATTAAGAACTGCAAGTTTGATTGTTGGGATTGTAACTACTGTGAGAATGTTGTTGATGCACATTTGAAGAAGGACAGTAGAGAAGTAGAAGTTGATGGATATGTGAAACGTGTATTGGATGCCATCGATGCTGGATTGCATAAAGAATCAAACTACAAATCTCATGCTATCCCTGGATTGTCTTCGGATAGAGTTAGACATTTCCTCAATAAGTTAGTGAGTGATGATGATACTGTTTATTTGGAACTTGGAACTTATCTAGGCAATACTTTCTTTGCTGCTTCGCAAGGAAATAAAACAAAGTGTTTTGGAGTTGATGACTTCTCAGAACCAAATTGCAGACCAATGATGGATCATGTCAGATGGACTGAAGTTGGAAATCCATATGAAACATTTGTGGATAAGTGGGGTAGACATGAGAATGGAAACTCAGTATTCCTCAAATCATCCATCACAGAATTAGTGGAAGAAGATTTTGAAGGTTATAAACCAAATGTGGTCTTCTATGACGCCAACCATGATATGATGGAACAACTGAATAACTTGAATCATGTTCTACCATTCTTGTCAGATAAGTTCATACTCATTGTAGATGATGCTAATTTTGATGGCGTAGTAGAAGCAACAGTTCAATTCACTCAAGAGAATCAACTGACATGTTATTTTGAAAGAAGAATTCTAAGTACCGTTATTGAAAATCCAAATCAATGGTGGAATGGAATTCATGTATTAGTTCTGGAAAAACCAGATCAGTCCGTAGCAGATGAGTATTTTGGTCAATGAAAGTAATTAATCCCGAAATGTTGGCAGTCAGCCATCCTAGAGATTGGGAGGTTGAGCAACTTCATATTGGTCAGTCTAAAAATAGATTGATTAAAATTCGTAACTTTTTTAAAAATCCAGACCAAGTTAGAGCGTATGCACTTTCATGTGATTACGTTTCTACTTTAAATGGGCAGTATTCTAATTTACCTGGACTCGTTCATAGGATCGGGCATCCAAGTAAACAATTTCATGAACCATTTAAATTTTTAGTATCTACCTATTTTGATGCATCAAAGAGAGTAATGAATACTCCTGCGTATTCTGACTTTACATTCCAAATGTATGAAGTTCAAGAAAAATGTAGGATGTGTAGTCTCTCTCCACATACAGATGATACTCACTACGCTGCAGTTTTATCTTTGAATACTGATGAGGAATTGGAAGATAGTGATTCTGCTACTGCGTTTTTTAGAAATAAAGAATACAACGAAGAGTTTGTTACATCTGATAGAAATTATAGATCGGGTAGAGCAACTAACACTATGAATGCGATGGTAAACTTTGATCCATCTAAATTCAAATCTAAAACTTGGGAAAGATATCATGTTGAAAAACATGAATACAATACTCTCTTAGTATATGAAGGAAAGATATGGCACTCTCCCTACTATATTCAAGAGGGATGGGAGGTAAACCGTTTAACCTTCAATGCATTTTTGCAATAAATAAATCAGTTATCATTCAAGACTATGACTACAGAAGAAATGGTGAAAGATTTCACCGAGCAATTGAAAGAACAGAAAGCAACTATCGTTGAACTTGAGTCTGCATTAACAAACAGAAAGAATCAGGTTCTTCGCCTTGAAGGTGCGATTGAAGCATTAAATATGACACTTAAGACATCTGAAACCGATGCATCAGAACATACCGTCGAGTGAACATAGAATCCGAGAACACGAGAACTCTACAATTAATCATGTAGAGTTTGACGGTACTATGGACACTCTCCCATGGAGAAGTGGAGAGACTTACGAGGGGAGAACTATCATCTCCATTGCAATAAAAGATACTGTTTATGGAAAAAATTATGACTTAGTAGTAGAGGGAGATAGAACCCATGTTACTACTAGGTTTACATTTAACCATAAACATGATCTAATTTTTACTAAACCTTTGGAACGTCCTACTGGACAAATGCCCAAAAACTTTACACTTCCCCAGATGTCCTGACTTAGTATAAATACAAAAGAGGACTTTTTTGTGCTTACCGAATGAGAAGGGTAGTAGTCAAGGTAACCAATAATTCTGATCTAGAGGTAGCTAAAAAGTCTATCTTAGATCAACTTAGTTACTTAGTTTTTGCTGAAAAATTAAGAAGCTTTGGTATGCTCATTTTCGATGTTCCCGAAGATGATCAACCATCTGCTTTATCTGACCTTAGAGGAATCAGCAGCGTAAGAAAGGCGGCATGGGATACCAACTATTCCCTTCATCCAGTAGTCGAAGCAAATACATCCTGGGAATATGGAGAGGAAGAAGAGGTTGAAGGTGACGCAACCTCAGGAACTAGAAATATTACTAGTAATACATCTGGAACAATTTGGGTAAAAGTACAAAGCATTGGTGGAGCTAACTTATACGTATACTCCAATAGTCAGGGAGGAACGTATAACGTAGTTGCAAACTATACAGGATTCACTCAAGGTCAAACAATTACATTTGATCAGTCGGATCCATCCAACGCAACTCACCCACTTAGACTCTCTGAGTATGAAGATGGAATTTGGGGTGAGTTGACCCCATCTGGTCAAGGCGAATATACTAGCGGAGTTACTTATAACGGAACTGCTGGGCAAGCAGGAGCATATACTAGAATTGTTTTTGGAGCATCTACTCCATCAGTTTTATTTCCATGGTGCTTGAATCACCCAGGTATGGGTAGATATCAAACTTCACCAAATAGATATGGATCATTCAACTTACATGATCTTTGGCACTTAGATAGAATTACAAAGTCGGATAGACAATATTTAAATAGACAGTTCAGTACAACTCAATCTGGAGATGGAGTTGACTATTACGTCATTGATAGTGGCGTTCGTGGTGCATCCAGACCAACTGGAAACAATGCAGCGTTACACCCAGAACTATTTGATCCAGATTATTCAACAAACTTAGACGGAACATCTGAGCAGCAAAACTATAGAGTATATCAGTTGTCTCACTATAGTGGGGCATATGGATCCAACAACGAAGATGATCAAGGGCATGGTACTGCATGTGCAGTTTTAGCAGCAGGAAGAACTGCTGGAGTATCACCCAAAGCAAAAATCTTTTCACTAAAAGCATTCAACAGTTCCCTGTCTGCTTCTTACTCTGGAATCGTTACTGCATATCAAGCAGTAATCGACCACAATGATTCTGGTGATGTAAATTATAAAGGAAACACTAGACCAGCAGTCATCAATGCATCATTCGGTCCAACAACTCCATCAGGATCTAATCCCAATATCGAACTTAATGATCCTGGAACTGATGCAGGTAACGAAGTAGAGAGTCTTGATGAGATTGAAAGGACCGTAGCAGAAACATATAATATTATTATTTGTCGCTCAGTAGGAAACGGATTTAAGGATTCTTCTAATAACTTTGCTGGACCAACGCAAGCTAAATTTATTGCTGGTGCAAGAACCGCAGGTTATCAAGACGCGACATATAACAATGTAGACTTTGATACAAAAAAAATCAGTGTTGGTGCTACAGAATATAACGATGCTTGGGCAGACTTCTCCAACTATGGTTTGGGTGTAACTACTGTTGCTCCTGGATCTAGAATTGTATGTCCCAAGTATGATTGGACAACACAAACCTCCACTACTAGCACAGCATCATACGATACTATTAGCGGTACATCTTTCTCATGCCCTATTGTATCTGGTATCATACTTTCATACTTGGAAGAACAGGCATATACATTACAGACAACTAATCTAACTACAATTGTAAAAACCTGGATTAGAACCAACGGAGCAAACTTCCTCCAAGGTGGTGCTGGAACGACTGCATATCCTTTCGACAGTATGGTTGAAAGGGAGCTACCCAATAATCCATTTGCTACAACTAACGGATCTAGTAATATTACAATTACATACAACTCCGCAGATGCATCTTATTTTGCTAATAAAGTTGGCAAGAAAGTTCAAATTAAAGTTCCATCAACTTTAACTGTAGGTGGCATCAACTTAGAAACACAGTCTAAGGCAGACTGGTACACTATTATTTCTGAGAATGCTGGATCATATCAAATCACAGTAACTCTAACAGCATCAGCAACTCAAACCACTACTGGTGGTGGTACTGGTTGTTACATGGGTGTTATTACTGGTACACACGAAGAAACTGATGGTCCACACTTCTCTTCTACTACATTAAGCACTCAGACAGATATCCAAGAGTCTTATACTGGTGTACAGACTTTTACATTTACCGTAGGAAACTCTGGATCTAGTGATTATGTATTCACTGGCAGTGATAGAACAAATACTTTCAATAGCACATCTGACCCAACTGTTAATGCTTATATCGGAGATACACTTACATTTAACGTAAGTGCTATTGGTCACCCATTTTATCTTAAAACCTCTCCCACAACTGGTACTGGAAACTTAGTTACCAGTGGTACAGTAACTAATAATGGATCACAGAACGGTACTGTAACTTGGGATACTGCTGGAGTAGCACCTGGAACATACTACTATATTTGCCAATTCCACTCAGGAATGGTTGGAAGTATTACTTTAACATCTGTTACTTCTGGAACTCCAATTGGAACAGGTCTCCCTGTAGACTCTGGTGTGGACTACACTCCAAGAACTAATACTATTATTAGAGGAGCGATTCACCCCTACGTTGATACTGTTGCAACCTGGAATCAAACTGCAGGTGCTCTAACTGGAAGTCCCTTTACAAATGGAGATACAATAAATCTCGATATTGGTCTTGCGTCACTTACAACATGGGCGCTTGAACCAATGCCAGAAGGAACGTATTCCTATGCAGGTAGTAACCTTATTGGTTCTGGTCTTTCTTTTGACAGTAACACTGGAATTATTAGTGGAACAGTCACAGCATCGTATCAGGATTTAACTTATAACTTCTCTATCACAGAGTCGAATACTGGTGCTCAACAATCGTATTCATTCACGAATACTGGAACTGGTGTTCTGGTAACAATTAACAATCAACCAGTAGACGATAGTGTTGAATCTGCTGGTGGAACAAATGGTTCTTTTGGTCCGATTACTGCTTCTAGTTCGGATGGATCAGCAGTTACATATCAATGGCAAGTCTCTGTAGATGGTGGTGCTAACTGGGTTAATGCTAGTAACGGTTCTGATTATAATGGAGTTACTACAAATACTTTAACTGTTGATGATAGTTATGCTCTCAATGGACAAAAGTTTAGATGTATTTTAGATACTGCAACTGCAGCACAAACAACTACTTCTGATGTCGTAACTTATACAGTATACAGAGTCATCACAATCAATACTCAACCTATAGATTCGACTCCAGTTGCTCCAGCTAACGCTACATTCACTTCTACCGCATCTACTTTAGATGGAGCATTGAAGAATTCTCAATGGCAAAAATCTGAGGATGGATTGACATGGACTAATGTTGGAGGTGTGGTCAATGAACCTCCCGCAGGTGCATCTCTGACTGTTGGTCCAACCACTTATGATGATGACTATGGAGATTACTATAGAGTTATTTGGAACTGTGACGGAGCACTGGCACCAGTAACCAGCAATTCTGCAAGGATTCTTCTAACCAGAACTATCTCAATCACAAGTCAACCAACAGATACTACTGGTGCTGTTGGTGGAACTCAAGACTTTAGTGTAGCAGCAACCACTTCCGATAATGATGCAGGTGATATTAC